CTGCGGCATAGCCTACCGCTGTATTAAAGGTATCTGTGGAAGTTGCAAAGTCTTGAGTAACCAAGGCGTTATGCCCAATAGCCGTAGACTTGTTACCCTTGTGGTCATTAAATAACGCACCTACACCTACAGCAACATTAAAATCTGCATCAGTAAGGTCTGGCCCTGCAACGTAACCTATAAGTACGTTCTGAACCCCTGTTGTTAGGTCTACCCCTGCTTGATAGCCTACTGCGGTATTACCTGCGTCTGCTCCTGCATTCAATGTTTTAAGAGCTTCAAAACCAATGGCTGTATTAAAGCCATTTGCATCTTCAGTCTTTAGGGCATCAAAGCCCACAGCAACATTACCGTCACCCGTAGTCAGAGCCGTACCTGCTTCATCGCCCACGACAACATTATAATTACCACCGCTTGCAATGCTGTTACCTGCGTTGACACCTGCGCGGAAGTTGCTTGTTCCTGCTGAAGCCGTGATGATATCTGCGCCATTAGCAAAGGTTACGTCTGCCGCAAAGTTTACAGCACCGTCTACGTCCACAACATCAAGGTTAGTCGTGCCGTCTACGTCTATGTTTCCACTAACATCTAAAGAGGCCGCAATGATCTCGCCGCTTGCGGTAAGCGCCGTTACAGCTAAGTTTACGTTCACATCCGTAACCGTAGCGCCCGATCCAGCCCCGTTGAATTTTAACGCGTAGTCTTTTCCGGCAACTAACTCAAAGTCGTTACTAGCGTTGTAAGTACCTTGAAAGATAAGAATAGAACGAGAACCCGACAAACTGTTTCGTACATGGACCACTTTTTCAGCGTCATTGGGGTCTAGTTGAACAAATACTGTTCCGCCAAGGTCACCACCATCCACAAACTCAATAAACCGATTACGACCGTTAGACAAAGCGCCGTTTGTAATAGGTAATGAGTTAGGTGATCCGGATGAACCCTTAGCCGATATAGTTATTGCTACAATACCGTTGGTAGCCTGATCAATAATATCGAAGTTGGTGTTAGTAGTATCACCCCAAGTACCCGATTGCTCGCCGGTACCCGGCTTCTCTATTCCTGTATTAGTAGTATATGTACTTGCCATGTCTTATCCTCAAGCCGCTATTCTGGTCCAAACGGCATTCTGGTTTGGTGTGATATTATTATAATCTGGATTTTGATTAGGCACAATGCGCCCATAAACACGCGCGTCGCCCACAATACCCGTGGCTTGCAAACCCGTTACCGCCGCATCGGCGTTAGCCTTACCTTGAGCACTGCCTACACTAGCAGTGGCTTGCAAACCTGTAACAGATACATTCGCATCGGCGGTAGTCGTAACCGCACCAACCGCCCCTGTCCCGGCAAGTCCCGTAACACTTATGTTAGCATCAGCCGTAATTGTAACCGCGCCAACACTCGAAGTTGCGGCCAAGCCGCCAACTGTAGCGTTAGCATCAGCCGTAGTCGTAACCGCACCACCACTAGCAGTGGCCGCCGTAAGTGCTACATCTAGACCCCATCCGCCGCCATTCCAAGCTTGACTAGAAGAGTTCCACCCTTTATAGCCTACGACTACATTAGCCATTACGCTATCCGGATAATCGCATTACTAGCATCAGCCGTAGGGAAAACTATTGTAAAGTCCCCAGAAGTTGCCGTTTTATCCGCACCAAAATCTAAAACTACCACAGACGGGTTAGTTAAAGAAACAGAAGTGGTGTTAGGCGTAGAATTGTAAATCAACGCGCCTCGGGCAGTAATGGTGACGTTAGAAAGAGTTTCGTCAGCAAAATCAGTTAGTGCCGTTGTTCCAGAAAGAGTAGGGTCTACGGGGTTTAATGCCGGACCACCTGCGGTATAGTTAGTGCCACTGGTCTCATTAGTCGTCGCATAGGCAGTTGTTGACGCATTAAGAGTTGCAGAACTGGTGTACAACGCAATTTTAAATGTATCGCCGCTTGAAGCGTCGAAGTCGTGAACACCCAATAGCAATTGTTGCTTAAAGCTAGAGCACATGAAGTTTCCGTTAAAAGCCATGGTTACAGTTTCCTTATTAGTTTAGCAAGCTCTGTTTGGCCTGCGTCAGTTAAAGTATTAGATACCGTTGTTCTATCCGACCGGATAGCTTCACGCATATAAAATTCTAGGGTTTTAAGTATCTGCCCACGAAACGCATGAGCTTGAGCCCTAATTGCCGGATTAGCGTCGTCAGAAATAGCAATAATTTTATTTGCACATCTTTCTGCAACTTCTTCCGGGGTAAAACCCCGTCCGTTAGTAGTTTGAACATCTACCATAAAGCTCTTAACAGGATTAAATTCTAATACTTCTGCGCTCATTGTTTCGGCCTTATCACGGGTCCAGTACGGTATTCATCCGTTACTTCTTTTGCTTCCCCGAATAGTTTCATTCCGGCAATTGCCTCGGCAAATCTTTTTTCATACATAGCCATTATGTCCGGTTCGCCCTTCATATAAATATAAGCTTCCAACAACGAACCATACAACAAAGCAATTTGAGCGTTTTCACTTATCCACGTTGTTCCACTCTCACCGGCAAGAATCAAACTAGCCGGTCGGTAAAAGTAATTTAATTCTACACTATACGACGCATTTGGTGTAGGGCCTATAACAAAGTTGTCAACATCAAAAACGGCGTAAAATCTTGGATTACCGGTAGTAGACTCATTAGGGCTAAAAGATTCAACAAAATCAGAGTCTTTAAACTGTAAGAAGACGTGTTTGTTATCAGCATTTATGAAAGATAAAGAATATGGTGCTAAGAAATCGCTTGGCGCTCCCAAGTAACGATTACTTTGAGTTAATCCACCGAGTACATTTTTCCTAAATAGACTTAGTTGAACGCTTTTAAGAATGCGCTCTTCTGCTTGCGTAATAAAAGTAGGCAAATTAGTGACGAAAGACGTTTCGTCATTATCCGTGTAATCTTTAAGCGCTTGTTTTAACGCCGAATAAGTAAAACTCATATAACCACCGTTACCGTTCCAACTTGACCAAAAGATATAAGATTTACAGGGCCGGGAAGCTCTACGGTAGGTATTCCCACGTAGACATCTAGCGGCTCTACTCTGTCTGGACGCGCATTTTTTAAGGCTTGTGCGTCTGAAACCTTGCGAAACGGTCCTAACTGCGGATGTTTCGGCTCAAATTCATCTTTTCCAACTAAAGCACCGTTCCACTCTTTTTTCATGTCTTGATAACGATATCGAAAACCCGACCTGTCCGATATTCCATAAGATTTTTTGCCCGTAGCAAATTTTGCCATGGTTAACTCCTATGGTATGCTTGAGCCGGAACAATATTAAAGGACGCCCGGTCTCGATCTTCCGATAAAGCACGGTCAAATTCTTCGTCATATAATCCTTTTAAGATTTGAACTCTGTTTGGGGCCCGTTTTACAGCAATATAATATGCCAATCCGGCCGCTAAGCAAGGGTAAAACCGAAAAGGAACCGCTAAAGTGTTAGTTGGAGTATCTGCATCATCTATTCTAGTTAAAGCATCATAGATAATAACGTCTGTAGCGTTCTCTGGGACGGGCCAAAGCTTTAAAATAGGGGTAGTTAAACGGTCTAAAAAGAACTGATTAGGTCTTCCAGTGGTTGTTTTGTTAGGAATAGACAGATAATCGTCTCGACTAAGCCTTTCTAACGAGTAATCCGTACCATCTCGCCTGCAAACTAACGATAAAACGTCAATAATGTCGGTAGAAAGGTCATAAAGACCGTCATTCGCCGTTAAAGCTTGAGTGCGTTGTTTGATAGTCCACGCATTAAGACCCCGGTTAGCCCATTCAGCAAGCATTATGTTTAAAGAACGTTTAGCACTCTTTAAATCATAGCCCGTGCGTACTTCTAAGCCGCAACGCTCAAATGCCTCTTCGATGTACTCTGTAACATCAAGTTCAAAATCCGTGCTTCCTGAGACCGCCATCTTTTAGTCCTATTTACGTCTTACGGGTCTTTTTTTAGCCGTTTTAGCCGAGTTTTTAAACGCTTTAGCCGTTGGAGCCCCTTTTGTACCGGGTTTACGCATTTTTTCTTTAGAGCCCGCTTTTATACGAGCTTTTTTTGCGGCAATGTTAGCGTATAAGCCTCTTTTTGCCCCGGGCATTACTTCTTTTTCCCTTTTTTAACAGCGCCTTTAACAACACTGCCCCCAACACCACCGCCGTTTCGCATACGTTTAACCATTGTTCCACTACCGGGAGCGCCGCCGCCCCTCATTTTTTTAGGTTTCATAGCCATTGTGTAATCTCCTGTAAAAGTTTTCACGTTTTTTAAAAATCGCGTCAGCGTCATATTCTTCAAAGTATTGATCATAATAGCCTTTTTTGGCAATCATGTCTGCCGATTCTTGTAGCTTAGAAAGGCGCTGTATGAATATAATAGCATATTCTTGTTCAACAGCATTCATAAACGTGCTGTCGTCAATATAGTCGTTTTCATCATCGTAAGGATGAAAACCCATTAACCAAATGTCTTTGTCTATAAACATTCCGTTGGAAATAACAGTATTTAAATCTTCTAAATAAGCGTGAAACGCCTCTGCATCTTTTTCAAAAGCTAAATCAACAAGCATAACAAGGTCTAGCTCATCGTTAAATGAACTGACTACTGTATACAAGTCTTGAAAACCACCATCTTTCTTGAATAAGAAAGAAACTTTATTCGTTTTCCACGCTTGTCGAGCATAAGGACAAGACGGTAAATTATTAAAGTAAGGATTGGGTTTTTCTACGACGGTTTCAGACCATTTTTTAATCTCATCGCAAATTTCTTTTTCTATACCAAAAGTATAAAACTCAGGTCCCATGATTGGCTCAATTTATAATTAATGATGAAAAAGGCGCTATAATTACCAACACGGCAATCCCCCAAATTTTCATGTCTAAACTTTTTAAAGAATCTTTTTGCTCGTTTAAACGTTCTTCAATTCTTTGATACCGCAAGTTACATTCAATTTCATGAGATTCTAGTCTAGCCAGTATTTCGGTGTGTTTCATATTTACCACGCTTTACAAGACCAGTATCTTGCAGAAAATTTGTCTTTGGCCGTATCACAGCTATGTCTAGCCCTGAAACTACTTCTACGCTTCGGCTGATCCTTTTTAATACTCATTTTAGGATCGCCAAAACGAACAAGCTTAATCTCACTGCCTTTTTTAGCTAAAACAGCACTTTTTTTAGACTTATTAGGCGTTTTTTTTGGTTTATTAAACCCAGCAAAAGTTTCACCGCGATAACTAACCCGTCCCGAAGGTAACCTTTTTGTGTCTTTAGTTGTAGCCATACCTATTAAGCAAACTTCTTCCGAAGATACAAAATTACGGTATACGTGTCGGCACTTGTATGGCCTACCGTAGTAAATAAAACATCACCGTTTTTACCCCCGCCAGAATTATTTGTAAGGCCGCCAAAAACAGTGTAGTCGTGCTCACCGCTTTGATTTTCACCAAGCTCTATACAAAAAAGGTTTGTAGAAGCGTTCCAAAGAATTTGTACTTTCATTCCTATACACTGCCACCAAATCCGTTCTATAACTACGTCGGTACAAGCGTCTCCGTCAGCACTTAGCTCTAAACCTGAAACGTCTACTTTGACAACGGCGGCTTCGCCTGAGCCGTCTGAAACGTTAGTCAGTTTCAGAACAGTAAACTTAGGGCCGTCGGATAAAATCTGTGTTGCTACTGCATCTGCCATTATATTCTCCTAAAGAGTTGAAGGACCCTTTGGTCCCCCAACTCATTTTATTTAAGCTGATTACCCTACTGTGGAGATAGGAGTTCCTACAGAAGTTGCCATCCATACTTGCTTACCACTAGTTACCGCAGTTATACAGGTAATTCGGCATCTAGCGCCTATCGCTGAACCAGCAACAAAGGTAAACGTATCTCCTGAGTTTGTAATAACAGGGTTAGCCGCAGTACCTGCCGCTAGTTGAGCTTGAAGTAAGAAAGTACTGCCTGTTGCGGCAGGTATAGCGATAGTTGTTGTTTTACCACTACCTACAGCGGTAGTCACCAAGAAATCAAAATACGCGCCTTCTGTTGCAGTATCGGCGGCGGGTAAAGTAATAACATTATCTAAAGTACCGTGAATAAGTACAATAGCGCCAGAATCAGCTATAGGTAAGGTGGCTGAGACTGCTGTTGTGGCTTCCCAAGTCTTAACTACAGAGCGTTTAGCCTTAACAGAACCAGATAGTTTTGTAGCTCCGGTTACAAGTAAAGTTCCACCAACGAGAGCATTAGTTCCATAAGTAGAGTTAGTTGTAACGGCACCTGTCGTAGCATTTGTAGAAATGTCTGAAAAACCGTTTTTTGACCGGACTACTCCGGTGAATGTTGTTTGAGCCATGGGTGTTTCTCCTGTCGGGGCAAATGTCAGTCACGAAATTGTGACTGTCAGGGAAAGTTTAATATAACGCAAAAAAGAAAAGGCGGCAAGTGCCGCCTTTTCCCATGTAACAAAAAGCTTGATTAAGCTCCCGGAGTACCGAAAACAGAACGCCAATCAGAAACACCGAAAGAATATCTTTCGCGAGCCTTGAAGCGCATGTTACCTGTGTCAAAGTCCCCTTCCATTGCCGTCTTAATTGGCGAACGGTTGAAGTATTTGAATCCGTTTGGTGCGTCAGTCTTGATGAAGAATGCATCAGAATCAGTAAGGAAGTGGTTAACCACTGCGCCGTCAGGCAACATTCCCATATTCTTCATAGCATTAGCATCGTTGTCCGCAGTTGATGAACGAAGGTTAGAGTTAAGTACTCGCTCTGCAATAAATTGCAGTTCTTTAGGAATAATTAACTTTGTGCCTTGTACAGCAATCTTTAGACCACGCTCATCAGTCATTCCTGCAATCTCAATTAGCATTTGCTCAAGAGAAGTCTCGTTGAGGTCAGCCGCAGTAGCGAGCAGATTCGTCTGAGAACCAGATAGTGATGGATGAGCCGCCGAGCATAGTGCCTGTCCGTCACCTTGCGCAAAACCTCCAGTAGAGATAAACGCATTGTTCAAGATAGACGCCGCTTTGATCTGCTTAGTCTGAGCCATTGAACGAGCCAATGCCTTAGTGTAGCGAGATGCGAGACGATCATATAAGTTATCTTCAATAGCTTCTTCAGTAATTGAGAAAGCCAGTGCGATAGTGTCATGAGTGTAACGAGCAGTGTAAGTCTCTTGTGCCTCGTCAAAGCTAATAGTACCACCTTCGCTTTTAACTGGTGCAGTAGAGAAACCGCCAAGCATTACTTCTTCTTCAAAGGCTCTGTCCGAAGACTCCTCGTCAAAGATTTCAGAATGCTCGTTCTCGTAACGATCATATTCCAACCCAAATAAAGCATTAAGGCCGGGTTCTAGCTCTTTCGCTAATTGTGCGCGTGAAATAGCCATGTGTTAACCCTCCTTAAAGGCCCGTTGTCGTCGCAGTAGTCTGCGAGTCAAAACGGCTTGTGGGTGCATTGTAGTGAGCACTTAGACGTACTAACACCGGAATACCTGCGGAAGCGTAATCAGCATTAGCAGGATCGTCTTGGATACCTACTATTCGTAGTGCCAAAGTGGCGGTAACAGCAATTGAACTAACACTTAGAGCACTATTACTAGCACCTGTATCGGTAGAACCAGTACGGGCAGAAGTGCCCAGAGTGGCGTTAGCGAAAACAGCGGCTTGACCCGTTGCTCGGTTAGTCAAAGTTGCATCACTTGCTACTTTGAATATCTGGTTAGGGTTGTCAGCAACGAAAGCTTTAACAGGATAGTTAGTATCCACGCTTACAGAGCCTGACCCGGGCCAGTAGTTGATAAAGACCGGCT